ATGCCCGCTAGTTTACGGACTACGCCATTGACTGTGCCATCTGCCGCAGTCTTACCGCGATTCCAATGATAGTCACCATTTTTGCCTGTCCAAGATTGGCCAGTCGTATCGCCGGAATTGGCTGTGCAAAATTTGTGTAAAGATTCTAAAGTGCGTTCTGCTGACATCTTACTTCTCCTATGTGTGTTAACCTACTATATACTATTATATGGTATAACCAAAGGAAACACAACCAGATATTTTACCAAAAGAAAAACCCCGCAATTTGGGCTGTCTATGACTAAGCCTGCGGGGTATGTTACTATTATTTATGATGTATTACATTAGGTAATAATCTTCTTTACCTACACCACATTCTGGGCATTCGAAAGTGTCTGGTAAATCTTCCCATTTGCCTTCGGTAGCTTCATCGTGTACGTGTCCGCAGACTACGCAAATATGTTGTTGTTCCATTATAGTTTCTCCAATACTTGTTGATATGCCCGAGCATGACGTTGCTCAACTTTGAGTAGAGCGGCAAAACGCTTTTCTGCTCGGGCTAATACTGCCTTAAACTGTTCAGCATGTTCGATCGATTCTTCGATTTGATGCTGTGCTTCGCTGGCAGCCGCTTGATTGCCTTCTGCTTCGGCTTCTGCCTTGAATCCTGGATACATCGTGGTAAACTCATAAGTTTCACCTTCGATGGCTTTTTCCAAACATTCTTTAGTAGAGGGCTTACCGATCAGCAACTCTAGGTGTCCCCATGCATGTAGCAACTCTTGATCAGCGGTATGTTCGAAGTGTTTGGCTACTTCTTCAAACCCTTCTGCTCGAGCGATACGAGCGAAATATCGATACTTGATGTGTGCTTGACTTTCTCCAGCTAGAGCACTTTCAAGATTTTTGATTGTGATAGACATTGTTTCTCCTTTATGTGTGTCTTTGTAAATAACGAATCAGTGTTACTACTGATATATTATTATACACTTACTTATCCAGGAAATTACGTATTTTTTGTTATTTGGATTATAATATATTTTAATAACACTTATTGATTTTTTCAATAATAAAAAACCGCCCTGGCGTATCAGTTGTAGCCTTTGATTATGTTATTGTCGATCTTAGGATTACCCTTGGCCATTTCTTTCCTAACAGATTCTTTACGTTTCTGTTCTCGTTGTTGGCCAACTTTAGAAAGAAGTTTTCTCTCTTTGGGTTTTTTATGTTCTATCATTTTAGTGACGGAATCCTAGGGCTTGATTTGTCTCCGTCTAACTCAACCGTGCCTCTCACACGAGCAAATAGCTACGCTACTTTACCCCTACGGATACATATATTTATGATTTACTTGGGCGCCAACAGCTGACCCAAGTCGGTGTGCTAGCCGAAGCACCACCTGGATATGAAATAGTAACATCACCGTCACTAGGATTATTTTTTCCACCACTAGGAGTTTGATTTCCTCCTACGAATGTGTATTTGCCATTCTTGGCAGTGTATACAAAGTTTACGTGACCATAGCTCCAGAAGGCTATATCACCGGGCTGGGCCTGTTCTTTAGGAACTTGTGTAGCATTCCATCGTCCTGGAGTGCTGGGCAATGCTTGGGCACTGGCCGTTTGTACATATCGATATCCAGTACCTTTAAGAGCAAAGTTTACAAAACCCATACACCATGCTGTTTGGTCTGAGGCCCATGCTCCCTTGCCTTCATACCCTAAGTTAGTCCAAATATTAGTGATGTTGGGATTACTAGGTTTACCACCTTGTCCAGTTTCTCTCCACATACCTAGGCTAGCTTCGTGTAATCGATCGCTTAGGAAGCTAGTAAGGTCTGTGCTAGTAGTACCGGCGATCAGTCCTGGGGTATCGGTGCCGTCGTCTGGAGTACCGGCATAGTTACCTTTAACTCCGTCTGCTGATGCCGCTTCATTATAAAACTGGCCGGGATTGTTTACATAGTTTTGAGTAGCGGCATTAAGCTCTGCTTGTTTGGCTTTATCTAACTTAATCGATGGAGAAGGAACTGAAGCGATGCCCTGATAGCCACCGCTGTCTCCCTGTGCCTGAGCATATAGTACCACAGGTACACCATTGATAAAGACATTGGGCGATTTATAAAGATCATCGACTGCCGGACTATTGCTGTTACGCTGTTGTCCGTAGTTATTGATCCATGGCTTAACTGGCATAGTTTATCAAGCTGAAGGTTTGCCTAGTGCGGCATTGACATCTCGCACAGCGGTTTCAGCACTCTTGACAGCAGGAGTAATGATGGCATCTGCTTGTTTCTTAACGTTGTCGATGACTTCGTCAACTCCTAGAGCCTTTTTAGCCCATTCAGTAGCATCAGCAAATGCATCGGTGATCTTCTTCTTGATCAGTCCTTCTAGTTTGGTTATTTCAGATATGAGACCACCGTCTTTAAGCTCGGATTTAAGTTGATCAGCTACAGGCGGCAATTTGGGCAACTCTTGACCATTCTGTAACAGTGTCTGGCTGACTACTTCTTTATCAAAATTATTTTTAGTGATCGTGCTGGATGCTACAGCTTGATTAGTAACAGCCATATCGCTAAGAGCACTACTAGTATTACCCACGGCCTTGGCCACAGATGTTATAGCACCACTAGATGCCTTGGAACTATCTGCTATAGCTCCCAGTGCGCCGGTTACGGTGGCCAGTGTTCCTTGTAGTTGTTTCAACACCGCTGTTTGGGCATTTATCGCAGTGGTAAGGGCGGCAGTTTGCGCTGTTATGGCCGCGGCAGCATCATCGACTATAGTAGTCGTGCCCGGACCTGACATAGTTACTGTAGTTGGCATTTTGATCTCCTAAATATTATATTACTATTTAACCAAGCTAATACCGGTGGTACCTTCGAGATACTGATCAGCGGCTTCTTTTTTGCTAGGAGTGATACAGTATGTATGTAGTTTATTGAGGGTGATCTTTTCACTGGCACCTAACAGCATCCAGGGGATCATGCCCAATCCATCTTTGCTCATGGTTAGGGCCAACGGGCGATTAACAGTAACGGTATCAGCAGTTTCTGATTCAAAACGGGTAATTAACTCATCACCGTTGACTAGTTTAACGCTTACTACATCTCCTGAGGAGAAACCTTTGTCGATTAACATTTTATTTCCTTATTGATTATTTTCTTCTGGTTTTGGTAATTCACATAATGCTTCTAATGTACGATAGTGCTCGTAGGCTTTTTTAAGGGCCTCGAAATGCTCTAACTTTTCTGGGTCCGGAACTAAGATAGCCATACGGTCTTCCATCTTTTCCATGAATGCTTTTAGGCTCTTGCCGTTTATTTTAACGTCGGCGTTCTCGCCATCTACTTCTAATATTCCACTAGGGGTAGAGCTCCAAGGATATCCAGTACCGGCTCCGCCTGTAAGACCTGTGCTTAGAGTGTTCCCTATGTTTGTCGGGTAGTTCGAGACAGTAAAAGATCCCATACTAGGTATCGATGAATACATTGTACTGGTCGTACTACCGATCGTTATATTACCAAAACTATATTGAGTACCATTTAACGTTATGGTATCACCATTCTCTGTAGTCGTTTCAGTCTGTGGTTCGACCTTTGGCTCTCTACGACTGAGAGCTTGTTTTAGTTTTTCTAACTCTGAGTTATCCATTTAGATGTTTTTTTAGTTCTGTAAAGCCGCCGATCAACTCCCAATCGAGGAATATCTGTGGAACTGTGCGTGCGGTTGGAACAGCCTCTAATAGCTGTTCTTTTGTATAGTCTTTGCTTATGTTGCGTTCCTCAAATTCTATACCTTTTAATTTTAACAGATTTTTTGCCTGATCGCAATAGGGGCAGGCATTTTTCGACCAAACGATGGCTCGCATAATAGTTTTCCTTTTTATAGTTCTGGTAATTCGTCGTGTGCTACATCGTCGCCCATAACACCAATCACATAGTTGGTTGATTCGGTTTCCTGTAGTGCCGACTGTTTCTTGTTGATATTCACATGGCGATTAAACCAAGGGATAGGACTGCTCTTAGGATGTTCACCCTGATATTTGATTCCGATTTCTTTTAGTTTGGTAAAAGCTGTATAGTCCACGAAGTCTTTCAAGATTTGTGCGTTGAGTCCGATAACTACACCCTTGCTGAACAGATAGTCAGCCCAGGCCTTTTCTTCTTCAATCACATCCATGTACATCTGATATACTTCAGCTTCGCATTGGGCTTTGGCTTCTACAAAACGCTCATCATCCTTTACTACATTATTAATTAACCAAGCGGTCCAATCTGCGTGTAGTATTTCATCCTGTAGGATCAATGAGATAATATTGCCATTACCAATATAGATCTTGTTTTCTACCATAGCCAGGCTTGTGGCAAAACTTACCATGAAGCGGAAGGCTTCCAGCGCATAGCTGGCATTGAGAGCCAACCAGATATGTTTGATGTGATGTGCTTCGCTGACATTAGTATCACCTAGTTCTTTAGCACAGTTGATGGCGTGAAGTTGATCATAGTACTTGCCGATGTTAGCTGCCATGTCAACGATCTCTTTAGTATCATGTATCTTGTTGAACTCTTCTTTAGGCACACCATACACATTACGGATGATGTGGCTATAGCTCTTTGAGTGTATGTTAGTCTCAAAGAAACTCCAGTTACTGACTAGTGCTTCGAGTTCTGGAATACTGATAACAGGTGAAAATACCTGAGCTGGTGCACGACCTTGTATAGAATCTAATGCTGTCTGACGCAGTAGATTGCTAGTAAAGATATGTTTGACAGCATCTGATGCGTCCTTGTGATCGATCTTGTCTTTGGTAAGACTGATCTCTTCGGGCACCCAAAAGAAGCCTCTAGCAAGTTCTTCAAACTTGGCAATCTTGGGATACTTGACTTCTTCAAAACGTTGTACAGTCACTGGACCTTCTGGATCCAAGAACATCTTACGCTTGAGGTAGTTTGTTTGTTTTGATATATCGTATTGAGCTTTTGACATTTTTATTCTTATAGTTTACATGCTTCACAGTCTTCATCGTCTAGCATAGCATCATTATCAGACGAAGGTAAAGCTATTTGGACAGATTGATTTGTACCTGTAACTTCGGACTTAGCACCAACTTTGTTTATAAGTGAATAATATAGAGTTTTTAGACCCCACTTATATGCCAGCATTAGATTCTTAGCGATCAATGTACCTGGAACTTTACCACCGTAGTTTGCGGGGTTATAAAAAGTATTAGTCGACAGTGATTGATCGATATATACAGCTAGAACAGCGGCTGTCTTTAGATAGTCAACACAGTCAGTTTGCTCCCACATGAGCTGATAACGATTTTTTAGTTTTTTATATTCCGGTACCACCTGCACAAATGATCCTGCTTTCGATTCTTTAACTGAGATCATTTCCATAGGCATTTCAATACCGTTAGTTGAGTTTAGCACAACTGAACTAGATTCAACTGGTGCCACAGCCATTAGTGTGGCATTGCGGATACCATATTTTTTCATACGTTCACGTAATGTTTCCCAATCTAGACTAGGAGCGAAATCTGTAAGTTCGTTAACACCTGCCGCTCTACGTTCCCAAGGAAATACTCCCTTACCGTAATAAGTGTAAGAGCTACGCTCGCACGGCCCACGTTCCTGGGCAAGTTCAACACTCATTTCAGTTAAGAAATAGGCTTGGTGTTCCATCCAACGTTTAACTTCTGCAAGAGCATCGGCCTCGCCATATTTGTAACTGCGTTTAGCATGCCAGTAGGCTAGGTTGGTGATTCCAACACCTAGTGGTTCAAAGTCCTGATTGGCGAGTTTACTTTGAATAGATAAAAAATCCTGA